GTAATATTATTATTGCAAAAAAAAGAGGGCGAAATGCCCTCCTCTTCTCAAATGAAAAAACATTATTATGCTCCTTCGGTAATTGTTACAGTTGCAGAAGTCATTCCATCGAAAGGATCTGCTACAGTTGGAGATGCTAAAAATGCAGGTGCATTAGTTTCCTGAGCAGTAAATGTTAATGAGTAACCATTAAAATCGCCAAGAGCAGTTCCCGTAGAAACACTACCCGCAGTTACATCGCATCCTTGCTCCTCACCCATCAGCATAGCATTATCATTATAGTCTACAACACAAATGTGTGGTCTACCATAAGCCATTAGTCGAATTTCTTTGTGATCCTCTTTTGATAATCCTTTTAATTGGATAGTCAAAGATTGCTCAAAGAATGTCGTACCATTTTCTCTTGAACTATTGATCGTAGTCTCGAAAGAATTCGCACCTTTTAGTTCATATTTATAAGCGTTAAAAGTCCCGCTTAAATCCGTAATTTCGTCATCAGTTTTGGTGATCGTACCTAGATCCCCATAGTCTACAAAATAAACTGTTTTGATGCCTCCTGTAGAATCTAAACAAGCCTCTTTACGCCCTCTAGTTAAATCGCAAGCCATATTATAAGGTATTAAAAAAGGGTAGGTAGGCTTTTCGGCTTACCCACCCCTTTAGATTAAAATTCTATTTATTAGTTAGCAGAGTTTGTGATTCCGTAAGTTACGATATCATCAACAACTCCATACTGTACACCTGCAGTAAATCTCATTACTACTCTCACATTTTGCGATCCATCTAAGTCAGCCATATCTAACAGCTTAACTTCGTTGTGATCTGCTAGTAAGCCTGTGCCAAAGTATAGGTTAGATTTCTCAGCAGCAACTGCTGTGTTATCTGCTAATCCATTAGCTACAAATAATTTGATTCCATCAAAACTTAGTGATCCATTGTTCCACCATTGTGTCCCCATATCATTTGTACCCGCTGCACCTAATCCCGATGCTCCAAAACCTCCTAATGCTCTCACATATGCTCTTGCAATATTTTGAGATACGTAGATGTTTAAATCCTCGCTTCCATAAAGAGCAGAAGGTACTGCATCAGCAATTTTGCCTAATTCAGTAATAACGTTGCTTGACGTTACAGTTGTTCCCGTTACTTCATTACCTGAAGGTAAATCAGCATCAGTTGCAATTTGAGTAGTAATTCCATCAAACTGTCCATTTGTAGATGTATCACCTTCCCAGATTGATTGCTCAGTTCTTTGTGCAACTTTTGCTGCAACGTGACCGATTAAGAAATCTGCAAAATTACTTGGTAAACTTTGGTGTGCTGAAAGTCCCATTGAAACTGCTTCCCAATCAGATTGGAAATCTTTTTTACATAACTGTAAGTTTACTTGCTGATATTCAGGTTGTAAAATTCTTTCTGTTAATGTTACTGTACTTGTAGGATCGAAATCACAAGTAGCGTCTTTCACAATCGCATTAGTATCAACTTTTTTAATTACCTCTTTAAATTTTACATTAGGTTTTACTGTGATACCGCCATTAGCGATCGTACTTCCCGATAACAGAGCCGCTGAGATGTATTCTCCCGCAAATTCCCCTGCATACGTAGTTGTAATTGATGTAGTTGTTGCCATTTTTTATTTTCTTTTTATGTTAGCAATTCTTTGCAATACTAAATCCGTAGTATTTGTCGGTCTGTTCTGAGAATACAGATTAAATTTTGTCTCAGTTTCTTTTTCAGGACTATGTGCCAAAGGTTCAGCAGCAGCTTGAGAAAGTTCTTCTTTAAGATCTTCAATCTCTTCGCTCATCTTTTCCTCTTCCTTATCCTTATGTCCCATTTTTTCGATCATTCCTTTGATCTCTTCCACCATTGAAATGACCTCGCCTAACTCTTCTTTAGTTGCGTAATTCATTTCTTCTTTTTCTTCTGGCTTCTCCTCTTCGGATTCCTCTTCCTCTTTTTCAGCTTTGATTTCAGCAATTACGCCTTCCTCGCTAACTTCTAAGATTCTGCCATCCTCGAGTTTGTACTCTCCCACAGGTAATGCGACTGATTCGTCCTCTGTGAGAATAAATACCTCGCTCCCCGCATTAAAATCTTCCGACTCTAATACAGTACCGTTTTCGAGGTTTAATTTCGCTAGAACAATTTCTTGCTCCTCCGATAATTCCACCCCCAAAAGGCTTTTAATCTCATTTAACATATCTTTAGCTTTTTTCATATTAGTATTACGTTTAAGGTTATTTTTTTTGCATTTTTATGGTGAACAAGCTTGTGTTAGGTTGTAATCTCCCTCTGCTATATAAGGAGGGGAATCATTTGAGCTTCCTAGTGCAGCAAATGTTAATGTAGGGTCTGTATCTACATCTTTATCGTCTACATCTTTGTAAACTAAACCAATGTACTGAGCCTCTCCTCTCCATTTAGTATTTGTAGGTTGTCCTGTACCGTCATCCTGATATAATTGCAGACTAAACTCTCCATCAATTATATCTTGTACTGTACTAGGGAATTGTAAAACACCTGATCCATTTTTAAAATGAATTCTCACGTGTGTTTGATCTGCAAAAGATCCTGAACACGCATCGCTTCTCAATGAGAATCCTGCTCCTGATCCTGAATTTGCAAACCATCCAAATTGAGCACCAAAGGCAGTATCTGTACAACTTATAGTTTGTCCGCTATTAGAATAACCACTCGGTACTGTTATCGATGCAGTATAGGTATTTGTTCCCTGTGAATATTGGGAAGGCGATATACTTGTAATCGTTCCTAAACTAACTGTTCCTTGTCCACTAGTAGAATCTCCATAATTACCATTAGCCATATTGAAATTAGCATCTGAACAAGTAAATGTACCTAACGCATTAGCAGTATCTGTACAGTCTATTGTTGATCCTGAATTACTATACCCCGCAGGAACTGTTATTGTCGCAGTATATGTTTGAGATCCTAAACTATAAGTGCTTGGCGATATAGAATCTATTGTTCCTAGAGTTACTGTACCTTGACCCGATGTTGAATCCCCTACTGTTCCATCTGCCATACTAAATACTGCATCTGAACAATCAAAAACAGGAAGGGTGGTAGTTGTTGTAGTAGTTGTTGTAGTGGTGGTTGTTGGTAATCCCGCGCCCCCATCATCATCATCAGTACTATCCGTAGAATTTGTAAAACTTCTTTCAGTATCTTCATTTGTTACGTCACTCACTCCTAGACCTGCCTCGGGTAATGGATCTGTATTTGTTGATCCTAAAGACTCAGTTGTATCTGTTTGCGTGATTGTTCCATCCGAATCCTGAAAAACGCCATTCACAAATGTTCCCGTAATCGATCCTATGCCTTGAGAAAAATAGTCCTCTTCGCAACAATCAATCGAATAGGTTTCCCCATCTCTGCATAAACACGCTCTATCACTTCCTCTTGGTATTGGATACTTCATTAGCTTAAACTTGCATTTTGTATTCTCTGTATAAAAAATATTATACCCCAAATTTTCGATGCCCCACCTACTGATGTTATTTTCGGTGTTAATCCATTTGTTAGGGCGTTTGAATCAATATAATATTGAAACATAATATGTTGATTTTGTTCTGTGTCGTTTCCTTTATAAAATCCTAGCGACATACTTATGCGATCGTAATCATCTGCACCTGTTAATTCAAAATCTAAATGAGTTTGATTTGCATTTTCTGCTGACTTCTTGAATGCTAAAGTCATTTGATAAACGTCATTCTCATTTAATCCGATAATTTTATTTGTAGATGTATTGTAAAAATCTATTGAGGAATGTGATCGAAAAGATGTTGCGCCATTATTCGGTAACGTAGTTTCTGTGCCATCAGCTAATGTCAATTTATTCAATGATGTATATGTTCCATCATCATATCTGCACCACCCTAAAGACTTAACACCACCCTGTGGGTATACGATTACATTTTCAGAGTTATGCCCCATATAAAGAGCATCATTAGTTCTAAGCATCGCACCATTTTCTATGTTAACCGAATTTACCTCTGATTGGTTTGTATCCTGAACGTGAACTCTATAAGATGTGTTATTATTTGTTGGCATTATTTACTAGATTTCGGATGTCCCTTTGGTAATAGATCATAATCTTGTGTGTACTTAGCATTCTGTGGTCTTCCATTTTTTACTAAATATAAAAACGCATTAACCCTTGCGAATCCCCATTGTGATGCTGAACTCACATTCGGAGAATTACTAGTATTAAACGCACCTAGTCCCCTTTGATAAACACTAGCTAGACTTCCCACAGTTACTCCGTACCCTAATTTCTTTTTGTATCTATCATTGAAATCATCGGATTTCTTTTGCAAAGTTGCTCGATCCTTGGCAGTCACTTTTGCCCCTGTTTTTCCTTTAGCATTTCCCTTTGCACTTCCTTTTCCTTTCGGGTTTTTATTTGGAGTATCTGATTTAGGTGCTTTAGGCGATTTAGTAATTCCTCCTCTTTTACCGACTTTAGCTAAATTATGCTCCTCGCAGGGCATATACCAAGTCTCTCCCTCAAAATCGTGTGTGTGATAACCTTCGCAACCTATATCTTTAGCAGCCTTCTCAGCTTCTTCTTTGGTAGAGTATGCAGCCCTTCCATCTATCATAGTTGCAGATGCCTCAATTATATCTAATTTAGATTTCGCCCATCTTTTTCCCGCTAATCCTCCCCATAATAAATAGCTTATAGTTCCACAGGCTTTTGTATCTCCCTCGTCATAATACTCTTCTGCTCTCGATAAATACGAGTACATTCTTTTAATAGTAGATTTAGTCAATCCTTTTCCTGATGCTAATTGTCTCGCTCTTATCTTTCCTACCTGAGTCGCACACTTGTTATTGACTTTCTTATTAAGTTCAATTCCTTTCTTAGCATTATTCTTTACTGCTGCAGGATAATCGGAATAGCTTTCTAGTTCCTCCTTATCGCCATTTAAAAGACTTCTAAGCGAGTTTAATATACTTTCTTTCTCTTCCTCTTCTATCTCTGATAAACTGTCCTTAATTCCTTTCTCTTGAGGTGATTCGGATTTATCTGCGAAATAGCCTTCAATAGAAAAGCCTTTTACTTTTCCCGATTTTACGTATTCGTTCCAAATGTCATCGTTGTCTACTTTGATAGCACCCATCCAAGTCCCTAGTGCTACATCCATTCCATAAAGATTGCTCTTGTCTTTCTCTTTATCCTCTACGATCCAACTCTCTACTAATGTTAATCCATTAATACTGTGTTCGTGTTCTAAGGTGCTTTTTGCCTGATTCCCTTTTTTAAGATACAACTCCGATGCTTTGCGAACTGTATCTCTAGAAAAATAGATATAGTAATTATCTTCCTTACCTCTTCTTAAAATAGGTTTGTTTGGAATTAATACCGGTCCTAATAAGATTCTTTTTTCGTCATCTAATTTTGCGAATTTTACCTCCTCAATATCTTTTAAGGCTACGAAGTCTTCCTCGATCGCGGGTTTTTCGACTATGCTAATAGCTTCTATGCCATTTAGTTCATCGTTTTCATCTAATATTAGCTCTACTATTTTCATCCTATTGACGCTTTTTCGTTAGTTTTTCTATCCAATGCTTGTTGTGTTGTAACTTCCTCTGCTACTACAAATGCTTTCACAGGCTGATCCTCTCTTGTACCTATTGCTTGGGCAACCTGATTAATCGGAGATGCTCCTACTACATTAACGCTAGGCACTTGACTTTGTGCAGATCCTCTAGCACCACTCATTGAGGCTCCACTTCCTCCCGTAGGATCGACTGCATTTATCGATTGTACTTGTTTAATAGCAAACGCTGCAGCAATTCCCGCTTGGATAAATGGATAAGGTGGAAATAAAGCGGTGATTGGACTATCTTGAGCAGTTTTAAAAGCGTTTTGAGTACCCTGTATTCCTGAGATAATAGCTTGTGCAGTAGCAGCAGCTTTCGCAACCTTACTATCTTTTTTTGCGATCATTCCTATAAGCTGAGATGTTTGATTAGCAAAACCCATCGTCAATTCTGCTTTGTGTTCCTCAAGAAATAACTCCTCCTCACTCTGCATTATTTTCCCTCTCAATATTGATTGGCTAACTTCTAACGCATTATTTATCTCTAGTGCTTTAGCTTCTTGTTGCTTTTCTCCATCTTCCTCAGCTTGTTTATCTTTTTTAGCTTGAAATTCATCCTGTACCGCTTGTATCTTTTCTCTTTGTTCTCCAAACTCTTGTATCTCTTGTCTTCTAAGTCTAATAGTTTCTCTAATCGCAGTATTAATAGAACTTCGAACCTCTCTTTGTCTAGATAATTTTTTAGATTCTAATTCGAATACTTTCGCTTCTAATTTAGCTTGTTCCTCTAAATCCTCTCTTGTAGATTCCGATAATTTGTTCTCTTCAATCTTAGCATCCCTTCTCAACTTAGCAGCTTTGATTTCCTGATCAGTAATTTCATTTTCGATCCTCAACGCTTCTGCTAAAAAATCTGCTCTCTCAAACGCATTAAATCTCTCTATGTCTTGTCCTTTTATTCTTAGATCATTAATCTTAGCATTAGCCTTTTGTCTTTCGATTAATAACGCCCTGTCTATTTTATTAGCTTCTGCAATTTGATCTGCAATTTGTCCTGCTTTTTCGAAATCATTTACAACCTCTTCCGTAAACGTACTTACACTATCCGAAAACTCAGAGAATCCATCCTTAGCCTCTCTTAGTCCTGCCATTAATCCATCCGACAATGCAGTTTTAAAAGCATTACCTAGATTAAAAATCCCTTTTCCAAAATCAGATACTACATCAAGTACGTTGTTTACTACACTTCCAAACTGTTTAGTTAGTTTAGTTAATCGATCCTGTCCCTCTTCGCTATTTTTAAACATAGCTACCAAAGATCCTAATGCTACAACAAAGGCTCCAACTCCTGTTGATATTAATGCTATTCTAAATCGATTAGCTGATTTAGTTGCAGTCTTAAATGCAGTAGCACCTGATTTAACTCTAGAGAATAAACCCCCTGTAAGTGTGTCTAGTGTTTTAGTTAATCCTGTGGATTTTTCTAATTCTCGATTGTATTCTTTTTGATCTTTCTCAGCCTCTCTAGTTTCCTTATTTAATTTCTGCTGAGTCTTTCTTAGACTTGACTGTTGGTTAGAATAATCTTTAACACCTAACTGAGCATCCTTAATCTGTGCCTTAGTCTGAGCAATAGCTTTATTGATCTCTCTCTGTTGTGCTAGATTACCCTTATTGCTAGTGGCTCTTTTTCTTTCTAATTCCGAGAGTTCTTTTTGGAATTCAATCGTCAATTCCTTCTGCTCCTCTAAAAGTACCGATACTTCCTCAAGGTCTTTCTCAGCCTGTTGGGTCTTTGCCTTTAATTCTATTAATACTTGTGCCACAGTCTTCTATTAAAAATTATGTACGCCTCTTTTATACTTTCGGGGAACTTATACTTCCCTAGTGCGATATTTATATAACGCCCTCCTAACTTCTCTTTTTTAGCAATCTCCAAAAGTTCGATTAAATCCTGCATATTTTATGATATTGTGCCTGTATCTGCGGTTACATTTGGATTATCTGCTGTAATAAATGGTTTATCTACTGTCCTAGCTAGATCTCCCTGATTTTCCTGTACTCTGAAATCTGTAACCTCGTTGATTAATTCTAATCTAGATACTAGAGTCTCGTAATTAGTTGTGATGCTATTTATCTTATAGAGATTGTTAAATATGATCATTTTATCATTTAACTGCATATTAGATAAAATCCTAACAGGCAGATTAGCTTTGATCTTTAATAGCCTTCTATTTTTATTGAATACATCTTTAATGTACGATTGATAATGGTTTTTAAATAAACTATTCACAAAAGGTGCTCCTGTATATTCATTTAACTCAGCAGAAAAATTTATGTTCTCTGTATCTATTAACTGTCTGCTATTCGATGGAATATGATAGGTTGTTATCTCTTCGCTTACTGCTGAGGTTTTTAATACTGAGATCTCTGTTGAGTTAGTCCTTTGGATAGGATAAAACAAAAGGGGTTTGCCCAAATATGCATTCTGTTCCTTGTCGATGCTATACCCTACTTGTATTCCTGTTTGATTATCATCATCCGCATCTATTAATCTTTCGTACTTAAAATGCTCAAATGGTAGTGTAATTTTATAACTTTCTCCTGCCCGATCTTTAGTAGTTCCTAAATTCTCTCCTTTATAAACCAACTGCCCCCATTCTTTGTTTGCAATTTCTTTATGATTCTCTGCTAGGAAACTTCCTGTGCCTTCGTATTTAAAATCAATAGAACTGTATTTATTTACCGATTCTATTGTCGCAGTACTTTCATCTATGAACTCAGAAATGTTCCAAGTGTTATCCGAACTTTCGTAAAAACTATCTAGGGTCTTCACTACGATTGTATCGTCATTCTCTACGAATGCAGTTAGATTGAACATTTTAAACAATCCCACTAAAAAATCGTAGACTTTAATATTCGGTAAATGATCATCTACATAAATATTCTTATTCGCACCTATTTGCACAAATCCATCAAACGTCACTACAAATGTTCTAGTAAATAATCCTAAAAACTTATTTGGTCTTGTTTTCTTAATACCTACTTCAAACCTAAATGTTCCTACGTTCTGAGATTCTACTTTTAGATTGTAACCTCCAGGCGGTAATAATTCTGCATTATCAGTATCGCTAAAATCTTCTAAATGATTTAAACCACTCTGTTGATTGTCATACCTTCTGTATTCTTCTCCATTTTTATACAGTACTACGTTATAGTCATCTATTCCCGATGTTACTTTTAAATCTAGAAAAAACTCAACTTTAGAGCCATAATCATAAATGTTAAAATACTTAGTCTGCCATTTAGCTGAATCCATACCGAACTCGTCAGTATCTCCCTCAGTACCATAAAATTCTACGTGACCTACGCTCTCCTCAAATAAGCCTCCCTTCTTTTTGTGTAGCCATAAATAGAGGTCAAAAAACTCTAGGTTCTGTTTAGAGAAAAAATCTCTTGAAAAAATTATGTTAGTAGGATAACCATTATCTGTAGTGTAATGATCCTCAATAGCTTTTATAATAGCATAAACTCTGATAGCGGGTTTTAACTGCTGAAAATCTACTCCTTGCTTAATTGATGTACTAGGAAACAAATTTGCATCTCCCTGATTCTCACTCCCTGAATCATAAAACAATCTATCCGAATGACTAAGCAAAGGGAATACTAACGCCTTAGGTATGTAATCATTCGATACAATAAAATCCATTCCATTTTTAAGGTACTCAATTACATTATCTGCAGTATACTCAAAATAGATTTGGTCTAGTGTATTTAATCCATCTAGTTTGTCTTCTCCAAAATAGTCCTTAATATTTACTGTACTTCCAAAAAATGTTAAATTATAAGAAACAGGTTTGCGATTTTTAATACTTGCAGAGTTTAATACTACCTTTCCTTTTTTATACAGTTGAAAATTTAAGTGTAACTCGGCATTTTGCTTTACTGAGGCATCAAACCCCTCAACAGTAGCATCATAAAAATGCTTAAATACTTTGTTATTCTCAGGGGATGCAGGTACAGAAAAATCTTTAGTAAAATCCGTAAAGATCTTTCCCACATCTCGAATGTCTTGAATAGTTTGTTTGATTGTTATCGGCTCGTCATCAAATAATTCGATCTCCTGATTATCAATATATAGTTGAAGGCTAAACATTATCGAATGTCGTTTATTTTATTGTAGGCAAATTCAAAATCTATTTGATAATTTACTAGCTTATCATTTACCGATGTTTTAAATGCTAACTGTTTAGACTTAGGAATCACAGGCAGAGTTTTACCCTCGTATCTGATCCAACACTCCTCTGCTAAAAATAACTCCTCAATAGTCTGATTAAAATCCTCATTAACAAAATCTGTGTTTAGGCTAATACTTGTTTTTCCCTGAACATTATATCTTCCCTCACTACCCTCATAGGTATTATAGCTTACATTCGCAGCATCTAGTATATTCCTTTTGAATTTAGAATCTTGTATATCTAAGTTTTCTCTCGATGCCTTGAAAAACCATATATCTTGGTATGCCCCATATTTATTTACGAACGTAACTTTAAACTCAGTATATTTTGAGCATTGAATATTCTTTACTGTTAGTGTTCTTAGAATCGTTGTATCATCTGTATCATAAACCTTAACCGATGAACTGTCCGCAGGAATAGTAATATACTGTATTTTCTGATTGGTGTTCCCATCATCTGTAATCTGCGTATCAGTAGAATCTATTCTAACTTTTCCAACTCCCTCTGCAAATATTGGTAGTTTTCCTGCAGTACCTTCGGGTAGGTAAATGTAATTAGAACTCATTAAAAGATTGTCGGATAACTGTGGGTTAATTCCATCTTCAAAATATCCATAGCCATCTTTAGCTAAATAGGTGTCTATATCAGGACTGCCTGTACTAAACTCTGCTCCATCGGGATCATACAACCTAGCCTCTGTTCGAACCCATACTGTATCGCTAGGATAATCATTGTTAAAATTATGGCTAATGTAATCCCTTACTAGGTTTGCAATTTCAAAAGATACATTGTCCTGTGATCCTATTCTCGTTCTGCTTAATTCGTATTTCAAATTACCTGAGTAAGCACTCGATAATCCTGTGTAGATGTATAGATCTAATTCCACTTTGTTTAATACAGGCATAATTTCTAATTATATATAGCCTCGCATACAGTCTGATAATATCTGTGCGAAACTTTTTTGTTATTTATTTTTAATCCCTTAGGTGGTTTCTCATTGATATAGTTGCCTTTAAAAAATAGATCCTTATCATTTCTAGATACTCCTGCATTATGGCATATATTAGTAAAATCCCATCTCTCAACTGCATCAGTTGCCCAACTAAAATCTAATTCCTTAGATATGTAAGTTCTTTTATCTCTCTTCCAAAAATTCCAAAGAATCGCCCACATATCGCTTGTCCATATCTGTAAAGGATGAAACTTCTTGTTCCAGTAAATTTTTGCATCATTCAACTCTGTCACTTCCTTAAATAGTTTTTCTGAGTTTCTATAGCACTCATTCCAAAAATACCAATCTACATTTGAGAAAACATATTGGCAACCTCCTGCTCCCTGATCATATTCTTGCAATTTACTCTGATCAATCTCTACTATGTCACTCATTAATTTAACGTAATCTTCCCCCTTGCTTTTGATATAATCCAATCCAATATAGCTTTTAGTATCGCTAACGTATATTTTTCGATCATTCGGGATCTTAGGAATTCTGTTTAATACAATATCGCAATCGTGATATAAAAACCTAGCATCCTCTAAATATGGGTACATCTTCCAATGCTTCTCTAATAAGTGAAATCGAATACTAGATATGTACTCAGGATCTTTCCTAGTATCTTCGTAAAAGAAAAATTGTGCCTCAGGGTATTTATGGATTAATTTTTTGAACTCTTCCTCCTCAGGATTATTCGCACAAATAATATGAGCCTGATGCTCTAAGAATAGCCTATGCTTCCTAAAAGAATGTAACATCGTATCAACTTGCCAAGCATAATACTTCGAGGCGGGTTGAACACAAATAAAAATCATTCCGTACTACTAAAGGTTAAAAAATAAGGACTTCTTGTATTTATCATAATTAGCAATTAAAATCAAAATATTCGTAATACCAAGCACCCGATCCATTTCTTCTTTCGATATGATAATCATTAACAGAAAAATCTATACAATTAAGTGTAGCAAAAGAATTCGGCTGAATAGTAACATAGGTTTCCACACTCGGGCTTGTCGCTTCTCTATATTCAATCTCTAAAGTTTCCGTACTACTTAAATTATAAACCCTTGCTCTAGCACTCGTAGGAGGCAATGTAGTCGTCGTAGTAGTAGTGGTCGTGGTGGTAGTCGTAGTTGTCGTAGTCGTAGTAATCGTCTCGTATTCTACGTGATATGGAGATCTTGCATTTATCATTTTCCTGAGTAAAAGTCGTCTAGTTCTACAATGAACTCATTAAACATTTTGTCTGGTAATTTCTCAAATAATCTTTTAAATGGTTTCGTAAAGAATAAACTTGGCTTAATACCTTTTTTAAATATTGAATTCGAGAGAATATATCCCATAGTCTTATAGCTTAGAAACCTTCCCTTTTCATCCCTAAACTGAAATCGTTTAGATGCTACCCATTTGGTCAATGCCCCTGCAGGTGGTTTTTTAGCTAGATATTTATAAGGGGTGTTGTACTTTTTCATTACTCCCGACACTCCCTTGTCTATAAAATCTGCGTAAGGTTCATCTCTAGTATCTAGGAACTTCAAAAGAAACCCATCGTTATTTATTTTGAGGTCATAACCTAAACTCTTAGCTAATGCCCCTGTATTCGATTTTCCTTGACTCTGCAACTCTTTCTTAGATTCTATGATAACTTCCTTAGCAAAGCTATTTAGGGTTCGGGAAATGCTCTTAAATTTAGTCACAAGAAGGTAATTTTACATTGTTCTTAGTAATTACATCCATAGTCATTGCCCATCCCGCTACCTTATTTGCGAATCGATCTGTAAAAGGCTCACAAGTAGGATTCCCAACTATTTGGTATTGGTCTGTATAGATCGTTCCTCTTTTTAATTCCTGATATAATCTATTCTGCACTAGTAACTGAGAATTTAGAACATCAGCTTCGTTATCATTCCCATCGAATAAATCTGTTGCTCTTTCTTTACTAGAATCAACTACGTCCATCGAGATTACGCTAATATTGAATGTAATTATATTATCAGAGAAACTCGTATTATTTATCAGGATATGCGACAAAGGATACATTGTTTGCTTATCGAGATCTATGTCTGCAATTTCTCCCCTAGTAACTTTATTTACATTAGGGTCTGCTAATAATTGATCTTTAATTTTATCTAATACTAAATAGTATGCTCTAGATCCTTCGTTACTCATTTCTTATTTAATAATTGGTTCTCTAATTCTATTTTTTCTTTTTCAAATGCTAACATTAAAAAACATTCGTGTGCCCTTAGTTCTGAGATATTTCCAAGTCTTCTAATATCTCCCTGAGCGAGAGAATATAGTGACTGAAACCAACCCCATTTTGAAGCAAAATTTCCCGTTGCTGAGAGGTCAGTTCCTCCATCTGATCCGATGAATATTTCAGGATAGCTCTTTGTAATTCGTTTCTTAAATTGTAAAAAAAAACCGATGCTCCTAATGCAATATCTACGGGAGTCCTTTTCATAGTATCCTCGTTCTCTATGCCATCATACTTTTTAATAGTATATCTGTCTCCTTTTTCCATTTCTATTGGTCTATATAAAACGCTCATTGCTTTATGCATCGAATCCCAACTAGTCATATTTTCGTCTAGGTCAATATACTCGCCAAAACTAATGTCATCTAGGTTAGGTATAAATCCATAATCTACGCCCTCAAAAGAAAATCTCTGTTGAAACTTAGGCTCTTCTAATAACACCTTGTTGATCTCATTAATAATGTTCCTTACGTCCTGAATCTTAAAATAAAATACATCTGTTAGCTTTACTCCACAAAAGATCTGTACCATTTTCTGCATTAAAAAAACATCGTCTACATCTTCTGCCTCTGCGACTTTTAGAAATCTCTGATACTGTTCTAGAGTAATATCCGATAGTTTCTCGGGAATGTTTACTGTGATCTTCATAATCTTATAACGCTATTTGTATGCAATTTAAAAAAAAAGGGGCACATCTCTGCACCCCCCTCAATTAACTAAACCAAAAAAAATGAAACTTAGCCTTTTGAATGAGTGGCTAGTAACTCATATTCTCTTGCACATTCACTTGAGCAGTAATTAGACATATACCTCTCGTCAAATCTAGTTCCACAATTATCGCACCAATAGTTTTCTTTGTAAGTGTCTAATACGTGATCTGCAATTTCTCTCCAATTTACGTCATTGATAAATGCTAATGCGTATTGGTATATAAGGTCTTGTTCTGTAGTACATTCGCTATAAAACTTTTCTTCTACGTATTCTCTGATCTCCTGCCCTAGATTATAGGTAAGCATATCCGATCCTCTATTATCTTCTATGAAATCTGTCCAATGATCAGTATCTAGGTCATCGATCATTTCTAAATTAATTCTCCAAGTTGGATAGTTAGTCCATCCGTTGTGTGTTTGATTTTTCATTGTTATATTGTTTTAATTAATAGGTCTTTTGATTTGTCTACGAGTAGCTGTAACCATTTTTCAGCTTTTTATAATTAGAGGGGAGATCAGGGTTTTCATTCACTTTCCGGTCCTAATGCTCGGGGGCAGTTTCAGAGAAATTAATCTCCCATAATTATAGTACTAATATAAAACAAATATTTTAATTATCCAAATTTTTTGATAACTATTTTATCGTATAGCGTATTTACCGAAGTTAGGTTTACTCAATAACGAATAGGTGGCATACCTTAATGCATCAGCGGTGTGATTAGCTTTATCCTCAGGAATGTTTAGTATTTTTCCGTTTCGATCCTCTCTCCATTTATAGTTTCTAAACTCCTGCACCATATTACTACTGTCGCTAGATATGTTTATCTTATGTCTCTTTAATAGATCTATTCCCGCATTCACACTATCTCTGCCCTTTACACTAGGTTTAATATTCCAACCCATCCTCCTTAGTTCTTCATTCAATCTAGGCTCTGCTGAGTCCGCAAAGATCATTTCCCGATTTATGTTTAGGCTTTGCAATTTCCTGTGGATGTCTATCGTAGTCATCATCGTTTGGTATAAATACTCTTTACAGTATAAATCGTAATCCTTAATCCACACCCCGATAATAGTTGTAGGGTCATTAGTGAATCCATAGTCAATCCCATAACTTAAAAACTTAGCATCCTCAGGGATCGTGTTTACTTCTGCGAATCTGAAGATAGTTGATTTAGAAATTCCTCGAATTCCCAATCCGTATATCTGCCAATATTCCTCGTCTGTATCTCTAAGGCGTTCGATCTCATTAATAATAGTTTCCTCAAGATACGGGTTGTCTTTATAAGTTGTCTGATAAAAGTCTGCATCTTCTCTGTTTATTACTCGATCATAAATCCAATGGTATTCGTCTGATGGATTATAGTCTAATATTATTTTTTCCTGTGTCCTGAATATCAACTGCTGCCAATCTTCAAAATATAATTCATTCGCCTCATTGATAAACAATAAATCACGCTTTCTCCCCCTAACTTTCTGTGGTTGATCTAATGATATAAATTCTATTAAGTTTCCTTTTAATCGATACTCGCTAGAAGATTTGTTATGATCTTCCTCTCTATATATTCCTTTCTCTCTAAGTATCGTAATAAAATCCCTCATTGCTGAGGTTCTAAGTGCAGGATAAGTTTTTCTGCAAATTGTTATAATCTTCCCCTTATTCCTAGCACAGTAATGAAAGATGATCCAAAGAATAATATTGTATGTTTTCCCTGATCTTGTCCCTCCCTGCTCTACAGTAATTTTTTTATTGGAATTAACTAAATGCTCACAAACTACGTTCGTATCAACTCGCATTCGTTTTTATGATGTTTAATTCTATTTCGGCAGGATACCCATCTGCTCCTGTTACTTCCTGTCTTTCAACGTACCCCCGATTCTTTCCTTTAGTCTTTAAATAGAATATTGTAGCTGATGTATTCCCATCCCTGATTTGTTTATGCAATTGTGATTCTGCGAAATCTAGAGCAATGTTCTGAATATCGTCAACCTCCTTTTTGAACTCAGGATCTTTTAACCATTCGTAAAATGTACTCCTAGCAATTCCCGCCTGTTTAACTGCAGTTGTTACTACCCCTAGAGATTTTTCTAAAGATTCTAGTACTGCCTTTTTTATAGTGTCCGTTTTGTCCATTTTTATACTCCCTTAATTGGTACTTTTATTATCGGATTAATATCGTAACTTTTTTTCTTTTTCCCTTTCTGAGTTAAATCTTCTTTTACTATATCACTTCCCCATTTCTGTTGGAACAATTTAAACTGCTCTCTCTCCTTAGCAACAGTTCTATAATCTGCACACCCTCCTAAGTTTCCGTGATCCTTTTTGATCAAATGTACGTAGTTAATTCTTAATAGCTTTCTGTACTTATTTAGTGTCTGTAATGAGAAATCTAGATCCTCCTTTAATGGTATCCTTTCATCAAACTTGCAATCGTTATTTATAAAACCCATTAAGCTACCCGAGATCCAATTCGTGAAACTAATAGGTGTGTACTCTCGATATGATCCTTTGTCCCCTACTATATTAACGCCCCATAATTTACATTGTGACTCCTCGCATAAATTAAATGCCATTTCGAAAAACTCCTCGATGTCCTCTAT